CGGTCTGTGTCGTCGATAGCAGAAGATCGGCCCAAGTGTTGGCACTGCGGTACCGATAGTTTGCAGACTCGACGCTGGAGGAAATCGGATTCGAACTCGTGGTCCCATGTCGGGCGGCGAGCCGGCAAGGACCAACGAATTGTCCAGCCATCATAATTGCGGTGGACGATCGGAATTATCTCCAAACCTAATGAGAGATGAGCGTTTACAATTTCTTCCTCAGCACCGCCGCGACCCGGGCTAATCGCCTTTTCTCTTTTTCCTCCTCCGCCGCGATGCGGGCCAATCTCTCTTGCTCCTGTTGGGCCTCCCATTCCAATGATCCAGGGGCGTAGGTGACTTTGGGTTTGTTTTGCTCGGCGATTTGCTCGCCCTCAGGTGGCTCGTTCTCGATCCATTCGCCGAGCTTGACCCAGCCGTTCCGGATGAACGCTTCCGCATCATCAGCGAAAAGTTCAAGCGTGCCATCCCACGCCGCAATGAGATGCTGGCCCGAGAGGGTTTGTACTGACATACCGGGGGTTCCCTTCAGGAGAACCCGATGGCGCTCGCGGTCCTTCTCCAGGTTCTGCAAGCGCTCATACTCCATCCGCATCCACTCGTGGTGTCCCTGACCCGGAAAGGGCTTCTTGAACCAGTCGAGAAACTGCGCGGTCGAGTCCGCCTGGTCGTCGTGCTTGCCGTTGGGGAACACCGTCAACTCGTGGAGGTATTCGGCGAGCCACGGAGCGTTCTCCGGGATGCGGACAAAACCGTTCTCGATCAGCGTCGTTTGCGCGTGCAGACGCATGACCTTGTCGGTCGTCGGCTGGTAGCGGGTGACGTCATGGCAGCCATCGGCGATCAGCTCCTGGATTAGCTGCGTACCGGAGGCCTTGTCTTCGATCAGCACGACCTGCGCATCGAACAGGCTCTGCTGCTCGCGAACCGCGCGCTTGAGCGCCGGATATTCGAGCCGCCGGCGGAATACGCCGAGCAGGAAGAGTTCTTTGCCCTTCACGCCCCAAGTTGTGCACACCGAGAAATCGCTGAGCTCGGTCGCCTTGTTGGCGGTGTCCCAGCTCTGCACGATGCGGTCGAAACGCTTCGGCAGTTCATCCTCGCGATAGCGCTTGAACCAGACCGCCTTGACCAGGCCGCCGCCCAACGGGGCGGGGGATTGCTGATACTGGCCGGCGAAGTTGTATTCGCCGATGGTCCGCCGGATGCGGTCGAGGATTTCGAGCGGCTCGCGGCCGAGATGCAAAGCCTCGCCCTGCCGACGCCGAAAGCATCGCGGTCCCCAGATGGTCTCGATCTCGTGCATCTCGTCAGCTTCGGCGATCGCCGGAAAGCTGAGAACCTCCCAGGGCTCCTGCGCGAGGACGTGGCCGACGGGATCGTCTTCCTGCAGCCGCTGCATGATCATGACGATGGCACTACGGCGCTTGTCGTTTTGCCGGCTGTAGAGAGTGTGATCGTACCAGTCGTTGGCGGCTTGTCGCTGCGCGTCGGAGAGCGCCTCCTCCGGCTTCAGCGGATCATCGATCAGGATGATGTCGGCACCGCGTCCGGTGAGCACGCCGCCGGTGGAGGTGGCGAGCCGATAGCCCTGACGGGTGGTGATGAATTCCTGCACCGCCTGGCGATGCGGCGCCAGGCGGGTCGGAAAGATCCGCCGATACCACGGGCTCATCATGATGCTGCGGCAGTCGCGGGCGAGCTTGTCGGCGAGGTCCTGGGCGTAGCTGACGGAGAGGATCTGGGCCGAGGGGTCATGCCCCAGACACCAGGCCGGAAAGGCGATCGAGGCCATCAAGGATTTCAGATGACGCGGTGGCAAGTTGATGATCAGCCGCCGGATCTTGCCTTCCCGCACGGCGGTCAGCTTGGCGGCGATGACCTCGATATGCCAGTTCATCGCCAGCTCGGCCTGCGGGTTGAGGTCCTGGAAACAGCGCACGGCGAAGCTGACGAAGTCCTGCCGCAGCAAGACCTGGTACTCGGCCGGAGTGAGGTTCTCGAACATCACTTTTCCGGTTTCGAGAAACGCGCCCTGAGCTGCTCGATGACCTTCTCGTCAGCCTCGCTGAAGGCGGAGGTCTCGGGAGAGGCCGGCTCGGTCTGCCCTTCGATATCACGGACCAAGTCGAAGACGATCTTGATCGCGCGCCAATCCGCTGTGGCCGAGCGGTTGACGAGCTGGGTGATGATCGCCTCGCGCTTGGTGATCTTGCGACGCCCGCCATTGTCGCTGACGATAACGCACGCGTTCAGCGCCTCACTCAGCAGCGTCTTCAGGTTCTTGGCGCCGGGCGACCGGCCGCGGGGATTGCTGGACCGGCCTTTTGTGAAACGGGTGTGGCCGGGCGGTTTGCGGTAGCCCACCTCGTAGTCGCGCTCCCGATCAGGCGGGCATTGGCCACCTCCGCCTCGCGGGCGAGGTCGTCAAAGCTGCGGCCGCTTGCGGCATGACGAGCGCTCCCACCGGTTAGCGCCTGCCAGCGGCGGAGGATCGTATCGACAAGGCCGGGTCGAGTTCCAGCCCGCAGCAGCGCCGGCCGGTGCGCTCGGCGGCCATGCCTCCTGCTTGTGACGCCGTGGGTTGGTGGGGTCTGGTTTCAGCTCTTGGATCGGGCGATAGGTGACCGAAATCCGACACGGGACGCCTGTGTTGCCCAACGAGGCGGCGGGATTTTTCATTAAAAATACTCCTGGAAACGCTACTGCGCTAACTCGCGCCGACCCACGAGTTGGTTCCGCGAAGCCGACGAGCCAAATTCGGCAAATCGGCCATCATCGTTTTTCGGCGGCCGAAATCCGGCCGAGCCGTGCCGGGTGGTGATGAACTCCTGCACTGCGTGGCGGTGCGGCGCCAGGCGGGTCGGAAAGATCTGCCGGTACCACGGGCTCATCATGATGGCGCGGCAATCGCGGGCGAGCTTGTCGGCGAGATCCTGGGCATAGCTGACGGAGAGGAACTGGGCCGAGGGGTCGTGTCCGAGACACCAGGCCGGAAAGGCGATCGAGGCCAGCAAGGATTTCAGATGGCGGGGCGGCAAATTGATGATCAGCCGGCGGATCTTGCCCTGCCACACCTCCATCAGCTTGGCGGCGATGACCTCGAGATGCCAATTCATCACCAGGCGGGTCTGCGGGTTCAGATCGGGAAAGCAGCGCCCCGCGAAGGCGGCAAAGTCCTGCCGCAGCAGAACCTCATATTCAGCTCGGGTTAGGTTCTCGATCATCACTTTTCCCCTTTTTGGAAGCGAGCCCTGAGCTGCTCCAAAACCTTCTCGTCCGCCTCACTGAAGGCGGAGGTTTCGGGAGATGCCGGCTCACTCTGGCCTTCGATCTCACGGATCAAGTCGAGCAGGATCTTGATCGCGCGCCAATCGGCTGTGGCCGACTGGTTGACCAGCTGCTTGATGATGGCTTCGCGCTTCGTGACCTTACGACGCCCGCCATTCTCGGTGACGATGACGCACTCGTTCAACGCTTCGCTCAGCAGGGTCCTCAGGTTCTTGGCGCCGGGTGCCCGGCCGCGCGGATTGCCGGATTGGCCTGTCTTGAAACGGCTGTGCCGGGGCGGCTTGCCATAGCCCACCTCGTAGTCGCGTTCATGGTCAGACGGCATTGGCGGCCTCCGCCTCGCGGGCGAGGTCGTCGAAGCTGCGGCCGCTGGCGGCATGACGAGCGCTGCCGCCGGTCAACGCCTGCCAGCGACGGACTATCGTATCGACATAAGCGGGATCGAGTTCCAGCCCATAGCAGCGCCGGCCGGTGCGCTCCGCGGCGATCACCGTCGTGCCGCTGCCGAGAAAGGCATCGAGCACGATGTCGCCGCGGGCCGAGCAGTCGAGGATCGCGTCGGCGACCATCGCCACCGGCTTCACGGTCGGGTGTAGCGCCAGCAGATTGCCCTCCTCGCCACAGCGCGCGAAGGAGTTGGCCCCGGGATAGTGCCAGACATTGCTGCGGTTGCGGCCGAACTGTCCGAGCTGGACGTTGTTGCGATGCCCCTGGCAGCCATGTTTGAAGACGAAGACGAGCTCGTGCTGGCTCCTATAAAGCGAGCCCATCCCGGCATTGTCCTTGACCCAGACGCAGAGATTTTTCAGCTCGCCATAGACGCCGCGGCCGGCGGCCAGCAGGTCTTCGGCATGGCGCCAGTCCATGCAGATGAAGTGCAGCGAACCGTTGACGCTGAATGACGCGAGGTTGCGGAGAGCCTGGCCGAGAAAGGCGGTGAATTCGGTTCTGTCCATCTCGCCCGAGGCCATCGGAAAGGGGCGATGGTGGATCGCGCCGAGACCGCTCGCGTGGCCATCGATCCTCACGTTGTAAGGTGGGTCGCTGAAGACCATCGCGGCATGCTCCTCGCCCATCAATGCGGCAAAGGCCGCGGCATCGAGGGCACTGCCGCACAACAAACGATGGTGATCGAGAAGCCATGCGGCGCCGATCTTGCTGACCGGCGGACCGGCCGCCAGTTCAGGCAAGATGTCGGCCGGGTCGTCGTCGGGTTCCGGCATAGCGTCGAGCGACGCGATCCGCAGATCAATCTCGCCCACCTCAAAGCCGGTGACCTCGATGTTGAAATTAAGGTCAAGCAGGGAGAGGTCCTTGAGCTGCTGGGCGAGCAGCCGGTCGTCCCAGATGGCGATCTCGGTCAGCCGGTTGTCGGCGATCATAAAGGCGCGGGCCTGCGCCGGGGTGAGATGATCGAGACACAGGGTCGGCACCTCGGTCCAGCCGAGCTCAGTACAGGCGAGGAGCCGGCCGTGACCCGCGACGACGTTGAGATCGGCATCGACCAACACCGGCACATTGAAGCCGAAAGCCTGGATGCTGTTGGCGATTTGCCGGATCTGCTTCTTGCTGTGGCGGCGCGGGTTGGTGGGGTCCGGTTTCAGCTCGTCTATCCGGTGATAAACAATTGCTAACTTAAACACGGGTTTCGAGCCATCTTCGTGAGTTCTCGCAGTTGCTTGCCGTTTAATTTTTCTATCCATGGAAAATCTCCTTTGAAAAATAGTTCTCTTCGATGCGTCGCCGTCATTTGCTCGACGGCGATAAACGCCGCGGCCGTTAATAGGGAGGGCAGTAGGGCAAAAACTGGCGGGACCCGGTGACTTCCGCAAACGGTTCGGGCGGCCGGCCCTTGGCCAACCGGAGCCGAGCCTCTGGCTGCGAGCTGGCCGAAACGAATGGGTTGGGCGTCCGGTTCAAAGGCCGAGGAGGCGGGGCTGAGCGTCGGCTCCAAAAGGGGCCGAAAACGCGCAAGGCCGCTGAAGAGCGGCCTTGACGAAGCAGATGAAAGCAACCCTTACTGCATCAAGAAGGACGCGGTCCGGGGGAAATCTGCCGCACCGGTGGGGCCAGCGGCAACGTGGAATCGTTGTCAAACATATAGATAGAAATCGTCCTCCTCGATGTTAAGCGATTCTCGTCTAAGGTCCTGATCGAAAAGAGTATCCGGTGCAATCTGTAGAATCGATGTCATGAGAATTCGTCGACGCTGACACACCGCTGATCGGCTAATTCCGAGCCTGCGAGCCACCTCGGCCTGCGTCTTCGGCTGACGATCCAGCCAAAGCCATTTCACGATCATTCGGTCGTTCCGGCGGCGACGCCGTCGAGCCCACCGGATCACCTGCGGCGACCAAAAATCGCCCGCGGAGCGCGGCTGGACGTCGCTCCACTCCGCCGGCGTTTCCTGCTTATCCGGGAAATACTGAGTCTTATCAAAAATCGATGAGCGACGGAGTTCTCGCGTCGCCGCCGTGATGGCGCCGCGCAGCCGATGTGCCAAATAGGTGCTGAAGCGCTTTTGGCGCCGCAGATCGAAGCGACTTATCGCCTCCGGTATCGCCAGGGCGGCTTCACCCTCTGCGATATCCGCATCGAAGTTTGCCAGCTCAGCCTGTTTGCGGCACTCGGCCACGGCGAAGGGAAAGAATGCTTCCCAAAGACGATTGCGCGCGCCATCGTCGCCCGCCTTGGCACGGCGGATCAACTCCCGCTCATCACTTTCGCTCAGCCTGTTCTTCACCACCCTCTCAAGACGGCCCTCCTCTGCCCACCCTATAAGTGCTTCCTGGCATCGTATTTTTCTATCCCGGGTGGTCCCAGACTCGGCCCTCTATCACCGATGCCCGGGCGGCAGTTCTTCTCTGCGTATGGCCGGCAAGCAGGGGTTGTTCTGATCCGGCCGGACGGCTATATCGGCTGGCGCGGCCGCTCGTGCCTTGAGCGAACTTGACGAGCTATCTCCGGTAGGTGTTCAGACTTGTTGCGCCGATGCTGGCGCGGGCCAGCGTGGGATTCCCTGATCAGGCGAATAAATTCCCTGATGGCCTGATTTAATTCCTTGCTGAGTCGAAACAAATTCCCTGTTCCGATGCGTAGGGAATTGGCTCATAACGCTTTGTTTTAATGCCCTTTTTTGGCTGCTGTTGACGCGCTGGGGGCCCCGAATC